GATAATATATTAAATAACTGGAGAGTTACCAAAACATGTTTACGATTAGGTAGTAGAATTATAGGTAAATGTATGATGGGCTCAACATCAAACTCATTAGATAAAGGTGGAGAAAACTTCAAAAGATTATACAATGCATCCGACGTCACTAAGCGAAACAGAAATGGACAAACAGCGTCTGGTCTATATTCTCTTTTTATCCCAATGGAGTGGAACTACGAAGGATTTATTGACGAGCACGGAAGCCCAGTCTTCAATACTCCGAGTGATGAAGTCTTTGACCCCCATGGAGAGTTAATAGATGTAGGCGTAATAGATAACTGGCAAAACGAAGCTGATGGATTAAAAGGCGATCAAGATGCTTTAAACGAATTTTATCGTCAGTTCCCAAGAACAACTGAACATGCGTTTAGAGACGAAACAAAAAATAGTATATTTAACTTAGTAAAAATATACGAGCAAATAGATTATAATGAAGAAATGTCTAGAACACTAGGTATTACTAAAGGTAATTTTCAATGGGCTGGTGGTGTAAAAGATACAAACGTTATATTTTACCCAGACACAAAAGGTAGGTTTAAAATAAGCTGGACACCACCAAAACACTTACAAAATAAAATAATAATAAAAAATGGCACGAAATATCCTGGCAACGATCATATGGGTTCTTTTGGTTGTGATAGCTACGACATTAGTGGCACGGTAGATGGTCAAGGTTCAAAAGGCGCTTTACACGGCTTAACTAAGTTTAGCATGGAAGATGCACCAGCTAATACTTTTTTTCTAGAGTATTTAGCAAGACCACAAACTGCAGAAATATTTTTTGAAGATGTATTAATGGCTTTAGTATTTTATGGCATGCCAATACTCGCAGAAAATAACAAACCAAGATTATTGTACTATTTAAGACGTAGAGGTTATAGGGGTTTTAGTATGAATAGACCTGACAAGCTTTGGAATAAATTATCTACTGCAGAAAAAGAAATAGGTGGTATACCAAACTCAAGCGAAGATATAAAACAAGCTCACGCTGCGGCTATAGAAATGTACATACAAAATCATGTTGGTATGAACAAAGAAGGTAGTTTTGGCAGTTGTTACTTTAATGAGCTTTTAAATGACTGGGCTAAGTTTGATATAAACAAAAGAACAAAACATGATGCTTCTATAAGTTCTGGTCTTGCAATAATGGCTAACAATAGACATTTGTATAGACCAAACGCTACAATAGAAAAACCAAAACTAAACATAAGTATTGCAAGATATGAAAATAAAGGCAATATATCAAAATTAATTAAAAAATAAATATGGCAGAGTCTGTTATAAATAAATATTTTCCTAGTCAAGTAGTTAGTGATGTAGAAAAAATGAGCTATGAGTATGGTTTAAAAGTAGCTAAAGCTATTGAGTCTGAGTGGTTTCATACAGATAGAGGTGTTAATAGATTTAGAACTAACACTGATAACTTTCACAAACTAAGATTATATGCTAGAGGTGAACAAGCTATTCAAAAGTATAAAGATGAATTATCTATAAATGGTGATTTGTCTTATTTAAATTTAGACTGGAAACCAGTACCTATTATACCTAAGTTTGTTGATATAGTTGTAAATGGTATTGCTGAACGTATGTATGATATAAAAGCATATTCACAAGATCCTTTTGGTGTTGACAAAAGAACTAAGTATATGGAGTCGATATTAATCGACATGAACAGCAAAGATTATAGCGAAGCAGCAGAACAATTATTAGGTATATCAGCTTTTAATACAGACAAAGAAAAACTACCAGCTACAAAAGAAGAACTAGACTTACATATGCAAGTTAGTTACAAACAAGCTGTAGAAATAGCTGAAGAACAAGCTTTAAATGTTTTGTTAAGAGGTAATAATTACGAGTTAATTAAAAAACAATTTTATTATGATTTAACTGTACTAGGTATTGGTGCAGTAAAAACTAGCTTTAACACTTCTGAAGGTGTAGTAATTGATTATGTTGATCCTGCTGATTTAGTTTACTCATATACTGAATCACCATACTTTGATGATTTGTACTATGTAGGTGAAGTAAAAAATGTGCCAATAAACGAATTAGCAAAACAGTTTCCACATTTAAGTCAAGAAGATTTAGAAGAAATAAATAAATCAAAAGGCTATAAAACTAATAACAATAGAACTTTTAATTCTAAAGAAGAAGACAATAACAAAGTTCAAGTTTTGTATTTTAATTACAAAACATATATGAACGAAGTTTATAAAGTAAAAGAAACAGGTACAGGTGCAGAAAAAGTATTAGAAAAAGATGATACGTTTAATCCACCAGAAGACTCTGAAAATTTTAGTAAATTACATAGATCAATAGAGTGTTTGTATGATGGTGCTTTAGTATTAGGCACTGGTAAACTGCTTAGATGGGAAATGGCTAAAAATATGATGAGGCCAAAAAGTGATTTTACTAAAGTAAAAATGAATTATTCTATTGTAGCTCCTAGATTATATAAAGGCAGAATAGAAAGTTTGGTAAGTCGTATTACTGGTTTTGCAGATATGATACAACTTACACATTTAAAACTACAACAAGTTTTATCACGCATGGTACCAGACGGTGTTTATCTTGATGCTGATGGTTTAGCTGAAATAGATTTAGGTAACGGTACTAATTATAATCCACAAGAAGCTTTAAACATGTTTTTCCAAACAGGTAGTGTTATAGGTAGATCGTTTACTTCTGATGGTGATATGAACCCAGGTAAAGTGCCAATACAAGAAATAACTAGTGGTAGTGGTGGTAATAAAATGCAAGCTTTAATTGGTAATTATAATTATTACTTACAAATGATTAGAGATGTAACCGGACTTAATGAATCAAGAGATGGTAGTACACCAGACAAATACGCTTTAGTTGGTGTGCAAAAATTAGCTGCTGCTAATAGCAATACAGCTACAAGACATATATTACAAGCTGGTTTGTTTTTAACATCTGAAGTTGCTCAGTCTTTATCTCTTAGAATATCAGATATATTAGAATATTCACCAACAGCTGACGCGTTTATACAACAAATAGGTAGTCACAACGTAGCTACATTAGAAGAAATGAAAAACTTACATTTGTATGATTTTGGTATATTTATAGAGTTACAGCCAGACGAAGAAGAAAAAGCAATGCTTGAAAACAATATACAAATGGCTCTTCAACAACAAATAATAGAACTTGCTGATGCTATTGATATTAGAGAGATTAAAAATATAAAACTCGCTAATCAAATGTTAAAACTGAGAAGAGCTAAAAAATTAGCTAAAGATCAGCAAATGCAACAGCAAAATATACAAGCTCAAGCTCAAGCAAACGCACAAACACAACAAGTTGCTGCGCAAGCGGAAATGCAGAAACAACAAGTTATAACTCAATCACAAGCTCAACTAGCACAAGTTAAAGCAGAGTTAGAAGCACAAAAGCAAGCTCAAGAAGTAATGTATAAAAAAGAGTTAATGCAACTAGAGTTTCAAATGAACATGCAGCTTAAAAATATGGAAGTTGAAGCTCAAAAAGGAAAAGAAAAAATAAAAGAAGATCGTAAAGACGAAAGAACAAGAATACAAGCTACTCAACAAAGTGAACTTATAGATCAAAGAAAAAGTGAAAAAGCACCTAAAAACTTTGAGTCTGCAGGTAATGATACTTTAGGAGGTGGTTTTGATTTAGAATCTTTTGCACCTAGATAAAAATTATTAATTATTATTATATTATATTATGGAAGAAAACAATGAAAACGTAGTTGAAGAAACTACACAAGAAACTGTGCAAACAGTTGATGAAACAAAATTTGATAGCGCTGGCGATGACAGTGTTATTAAAGTAGATTTAAATAACCCACCAAAAACAAAAGAAGATGCCGTTCCAGAGCAAAGCACAGATGAGGTTCCTGTACGCGACGAATCCGAAACTAGCGAAGAAGTACTCGAAGAAGTCGTCGAAGCAACAGATCAAAAACCTGCCGGAGAAGAAGTCTCCGAACAAGTTCAAGATGAAGCACCCGTTATTGAGGAAGTAACAGAAGAAGAAGTTCAAGAAAAAACAGAAGAGCTAGCTGAAGAAGTAGTTGAAGCTATAGAGCAAGCTCAAGAAACTGGACAAGCAATACCAGAGAATTTACAAAAAGTTGTAGATTTTATGGAAGAAACTGGTGGTACATTAGAAGATTATGTACGTCTTAACCAAGATTATTCTAGTTATGACGACATGACAATATTAAGAGAGTATTATAAACAAACTAAAAAAC